ATAGAGCAAGATATTCTTAATGCTAATATAACTGAAAAATCAGGAGTTTCATCTACACTGTAAACTACTTCTTTGCTTTTAGTTAAATTAGCACCTATTATAATTATCTTTTTATTAGTAAATTCATATAATTCTTTAAAAGTTATATCTTGTTTATTAAATTTAGATTCTAAAAATTTTATAAATAATAATTTTAATCTTTCTCCTTTTTCGATTCCATAATGTTCAAAAAAATTAATACTATTTATTTCACCTATTAATTTTGAAAAATTAAAATTTATTATGAAATCTTTAATTTCATTTACAGTCCATCCTAAATTTAATAAAAACGATAACATCGCTCCTGCAGATGTTCCAACATATAAAGTAATATCATCCAAATCAAATATTTTTTTTTCTAATAAATTTTCTAAACACCCAACGAAAGATAATCCTCTAACACTACCTCCACTAAAACATAATGTATTAATTCTTTTTGTTTTATTATTTAATTCTAGGATAGGGTTTTCTTCTAAGACAGGTTTTTCTTCTAAGACAGGTTTTTCTCCTAGGATAGGTTTTTCTTCTGAGACAGGTTTTTCTTCTAAGATAGGTTTTTCTTCTAAATGTTTTAAATCTTCTAAAATTATTTTAGTTTCTTTTAGAAGTAAATTATTTTCTTGTTCCATGTTTATTTATCTTAATAAATCTTTTAATTATTTTTTTTATAAACTCAATAAACTAAAAAAATTTTCAAACACAATTTAATGGTTAAAGCAGATGAATTAATAAAAGAACAAAAAGAAAGAGATGATAAAAAAAAGATTACATTTAAAAAAATTTTGAATAAAGTAGAAAAAAAAATAATTATGGCAAGCTCAGCTAATAATTATTTTGCTTGGTATGTTATTCCAGAATTTATAATAGGATTACCCTTATATAATTTAAAAGAATGTATTGATTATGTTTCAAAAAAAATAGAAAAAAATGGGTTTAAAACAAAAATTTATGAACCGAATTTTCTATATATTGAATGGTTACCTAGTAAGAAATAAAAGTTTCACTTTTATTTAACCGTTTTAAGTTCGCTGAAATAAAAGTTTCACTTTTATTTAACCGTTGAAGTTATCAAATTAAAAAACAACATAATACATATTCCAACTAAAACTAATACAATAATATCTCTATTAGTTTGAATAATATCTTCTATATTTTCTAAAATTTTAGGTCTAAATTGGTCTCTAACTTTAATTTGACAGCTTCTACAGCTTTTTAAATGAATAATAAATTCATTGCAATGAATTTCATTTTTACTAACTTTTGAAAAATTTTCTATAGATTTTTTCTTAATAACTGGTTTTTCTATGTTTGGTTTTTGAAAATTTCTAATATTGTCTATTTTTTGGTCATATTTTTTATATTCTTTTGAAATATAATTTCCTTGACCCCAGGCTTCCTGTAATGAACAATAATTCATATTTTATACTATTTATATAGTTTAGAAAATATTTAATAAATATTTTTATCTAAAATAAGTTATATGGAAAATATATTTGATAATTCATACGTTATGGCTATTTTATCTATAGTTACAGCATTATATATTGCATCTCTAACTACATCTTTACCTAAATTTGTATCAGTATTATTTAACAATCCCATCTTTAGAGTAGTAGTATTATTTTTAGTTGTAGTAAGAGGAAATAAAGATCCTGTATTTTCTTTACTTTTAGGAATAGCTTATGTATCTACTTTAATATTTTTAAATCAAAAACAAGCAAAAGAAGCTTTTACTCAAGTAAAAAATGTTTCTGAATAAATTATAAAATCTTAATTAACGCAAAACACTGTGCGTTAATTTAAAGAAAAGTTTCTTATATTATATTATAATATGTCAGATTCAAACACATCATCTGAAATTAATGTAAATCTATATGACAACAATGGCAAAATAGAAAATAAAACAGATATGAAAAAAAGTTCTGATACAGATTACTATTTTAATTTAATAGCAAATCAGAATAAAACAGTTGCTGAAAAACCAGAAACTTCATCTTCATCATCAAATTATGAAACAGATTCAGATGTATCTAAAAAGACTTCTTCTATAAAAAAAGAATCAAAAAAAACAGAAACATCTACTGATTCTGACAGTTCATCTAAAAAGAGTAGTAGTAGTAGAGGAAGTAGAAATAGATATGAAACAATAAATTTTGGAAATAGTAAAGCACCTGAAAAATCAAATGTAAAAGAAAGTTTTAATCCAACAAAAGAAAATATCTTTGTTCCAACAACAACTACTCAACAATTATCACCACAAGAAATAAGAATGAAGAAAATAGAATTATTAAGAAAATTATCAGAGATTAAATCGAAAGGGTTTAGTTTAACTAAAGAATATGATTTTAATTCATCTTTGGAAGAAATGGAATATGAGTTTGAATTATTAAAAAGTTTTGTAGATAAAAGAAATGGAATTAAAATTTATAAAAATATTTTATTAAATGGTGTTTCTATTATGGAATTTTTAAATGAAAAATATGATCCATTTGACTTTCATTTAGAAGGTTGGGGAGAACATATGTCTGTAGAAATAGATTCATATGATGATGTGTTAGAAGAATTATATGAAAAATATAAAGGTACAGGCAAGAAAATGGCACCTGAAATTAAATTAGTATTATTAATGGTTGCTTCTGGAAGTGCATTCCATTTTTCAAAATCTCAATCTTCTATTCCTGGATTAGAGTCAGTATTAACAAAAAATCCAGAGCTGATAAGTAAATTATTAAATCCACAAAAACCAAAATCTCAATTTATGACAGAACAAGAAATTAATATTGATAGGCAAAGAGCTTTAATACAACAAAAAGAAAAAGAACAAAAGCAAAAACAAATGAATAGACAACCACCACAAAATAATTCACAATTTTCAGGAATGCCTAATTTTGCTAGTTTATTTGGAGGTGGTGCTCCACCTCAACCAGTTCAACCGCCTGTTGCGCCACCTCAACCACCTAAACAATCTTACATGAATCCTCCTATAATTAATTCTCCAAATATGAGAGTACAAACAGATGTTTCAAATAGATTACAACCAGAAACACCAAAAATGAATGTTCCTGAAATAAGAGCACCACATAATGTTCATGAAATTTTAAATAGAATAAGAAGTCAAAACTTAAATTCTAATACAGATTCTATTGATTCAACGGGTTCTAATAATGATAGATTAGTTTCAGATGTAAATTTATCTGAATCAAAAAAAGGGAAAAAGGGAAAGAAACAAAATTTAAGTATCCCTTCAATTTCGATAAATACAAATTAACTTATTCTTTAAATAATAATAAAATTAAATTTAAAGAATAAACGTTTTAATTAATAAATGTCTGATAATCAGGATAATTTACCAATGTTAAAAAAAAGAGGTAGAAAACCTAAAAATAAAATTATAGAGAATAAAACAATTGACTTAGAAATTAATTCAGAAGAAGAACCCATTATAGTACATTTACCTATTTCATTAGAAGATGTTGTTAACGAATCTTTACAGCAACCAGTAGAAAATAAAATATTTATAAAATCAGAAAAAGATTTAATCAAAGTAAATAAACATGTAGAAAATGAAGAAGTTTTACTAAAGCAAATTAATCAAAAACTAATAGAAACAGAAAAAATATTTATGTTAGGAAAAAGTGTGAACAAGGTAAATGTTTACAATATAAAGTTTAAACCAACTTCTAAATGTTTATGGTGTAAACATTCATTTGATACTCCAGCAATAGAATTACCAGAAGATTATTTTAATGAAACTTTTTATTGCATTGGAAATTTTTGTTCTTGGAATTGTGCAAAATCTTATAATATTGATATAAATGATTCATCTACCTGGAAGAGGGAATCTTTATTAAATTTAATGTTTTACAAAACTTATGGTGATTTCAAAGAGATTATTCCAGCTCCCTCTTGGTTAATGTTAGAAGATTATGGAGGATTATTAAAAATAGAGGATTTTAGAAAATTATTTGTCTATAATAATAAAGATTATTTAGTATTACATCCTCCATTAATTACAAGACAATTACAAATTGAAGAATCATATAAAAAATCAAACAACACAAATATGACAGCAAATAAATTAGAAAATATTTACGATGGTGAATTAGTATTAAAAAGAAATAAACCAATAGAATCTACAAATTTTAATTTGGAAAAAACAATGGGATTGAAAAGAAAAACTAAAAAATTTGAAGTTCAACCTAGTTCATAAAAATTTGCAGGAGTTTGTAAAAAAAAAATTGCAAAATAATATAATTATAGTAATAATTATATTGTATGCAAAATATTCCATTTTATAAACATAAACCTACTAATAATGAATTAGTATTGGCTATTTTTGAAAAAGAAAATGATTCTTATTTTGAAGGAAAATTATTAGAATATGATAGTAAAATCTTCTTGAGAAAAGAAGATGCTACGAGAAAGAAAAGAGTTACAAGTTGGAATAAGATTATTTCACTAAATAAAGAAATGATTGTTGTAGTAAATAATCTGGATTTTGGAAATGATACAATACAAGTTTCTATTATTTACGAAGAACAAGAAAAGTTTTTAGAAAATTGTAAGAATAATAAAAAATTAATTTCCATAATTAAATCAGTTGCATTTTATACAGATATACCAATAAATGATATTTGGTCTTCTATAATTTATGTTATTGATGATAAAAGAAGAGGTGAAGAATATGATGAAGAAATACCTACTATATTGCAATATTGTATTGATAATATGAAAGAGTTGAAAGAGTTTTTTAAAGATAAACCTATATTTCTGAAAATTGAAGAAATGATTAATAAATTTATGGAAGAGAAAGTTTTTAAAATTGAATCTTCAATAGGTATTATTTCTTATGGTGGTATTGAAAATACTAAAAAATTAATTGATAAATCATTAATGAATATTAGTTGTAAATATTCTTTAACTTATGGATATTATAAAAAAGGACAGAAATCATTTCCAGCTTATATATTTGAAACTAGTTCAGAAGATTCCAATGCAGATAATCATGAGAACTTTATTAAATGTTTAGAAAGTAATGCTAATAATGAATTAATAGTAAAAGCTTTTGAAAAATCAAAGATAAAAATTTAAATTTCTATTTCTTTATTTTTAGAGTTGTTCATTTCATAATAATAAGCACCTTGTAAAAATGCATCGGCTAAGTCGTCTTTCTTTTTATGCGAGTTAAAATCATTTAACCAAAAAGGAATATGTTTAACCATTTCTTGAGTATATTTTACAGCAAGACTCTTTGTTAATTTATAAGCCTTTGAACTTTCAGAATCAGCTTTTAATTTTACGATTTGCTGAGTTTCACCTTCTGAAGCTAATTTAATTTTATTAGATGGAGACATAAATTTTACTTTAGTTATATTTGATTTAGTAGTTGACTTATCAACTATTCCTCTAATCATAAAATAATCATATATAATTCCTGAAATACTTTTCATTCTAGGATTTTTAAAAGATGGTTGATTCTCTATCACAACAGCGTTTGCTTCTAGTAAATGTTTTCTCTTTTCAAATTCCATAACTAATTTTAAGCGTGTATCATCAAAGTCTAAATTTTTAACATTACTTTTCTTTATTTTATTAAGTTTCATATTATCGCATAAATTTTTATAAGATTTTTTTGCATGTGTTCCACAAAAAGTATTTTTACTAATATCAATCATAGTACAATTTTTATCACATTTTTCTTCATTATTAATAAATACACAACCATTTATTTGTTTTTTTTCTAAATTTTTAAAATAGTCTTCATAAGCAAATGGTGTACTATTTACTTTTTTAGAATGAACTTTACAATAGTATTTATCATTTTGTGTTAAAGAAGCTTTCTTTCCACAGTCTTGACATTTATGTTCTTGTCTTTCTGCAAGGTCAATAATTGCCCAATCAATTATATCCCAGTTCAATTTTCCATTAGAGTCTGCTTTTTTAGTAAATAAACAATATGCTAAATTAATAATTCCAACATCAAACGATAGAATTTTTTCCATATAAATTCATATATATTATTATTTTAAATCAAACAAAAAAATTGATTTTAAAAAATTTTATTTAAATTAATAGTTCATTAATGTCCCTTGAATTAATAATCGGTCCAATGTTTTCTGGTAAATCATCAGAGTTAATAAAAAAAATCAGATTAGCTAAAATTATAAATAAAAAAGTTTTAGTTAT